AGAGCATGTAACAGATCAACGTAAACGTAGAAACTCAATAGCAAAAGCTGCAGGGTTTCCACCACCAATTATAAAAGCACCAGAAGATCAGACAGTATTAGAAACTTTATTTCAAACACAAAAAATAATTAACCCACCTGTAGGTACGTCACCAAAAGAAAAATTACACGACGTGTTGCACGCAAAAATAAATGGACCTAAAGCTATGAATGATGCATCATTTAAATCTGGAACAGTGTTGATAGAAGATGGTTATGCATACTTTAAATTTGATAAATTTTACGACAAACTAAAATCTAAGAATTGGAAACACGGTGAAGACAAAACAGGTGTGATGATGAAAACTAATTACAAACATTGTGACATACAATTTTTAGAACAAAAAAGATATCCTACAAAAGAAAAAGGTAAGTACAATACACCTACAAAAAATGTTGTTTGTATAAGCATAGAACAGTTTGAAGACATTAAAATTAATCATAACAAATTATTACACAACACGGAGATAATGTGATTAGAAAAATATTGGGTCCTCCTGGTACAGGTAAGACAACAAAGTTATTAAAATATGTTAAAACATTTTTAAAACTAGGTACACCTATTGACAAGATTGGTTACTTTGCATTTACAAAAAAAGCTGCAGAAGAAGCAGTTGATAGAATGTTAGATGCATATCCTAGACTACAGAAAAAAGATTTAAAACATTTTAGAACACTACACTCGTTAGCATTTACAAGACTTGGATTAAAAAAATCTGAAGTTATGCAGGATGAACACTATGAAGATATTGGTAGGCAGCTTGGAATAGAGGTTACCGTGTATTCTAATGGCCAAGAAAAAACTGGATTTGTAGATTCAGACAGTGAATATTTTAATCTTATTAATGCAGCAAGAATTAAAAATGTAACTATTGAAGAAGAGTATAACACCGATATGTATTCAGAAGACATAGATAAACATATGTTGCAAATATTAAAAGACGAAGTGGATAACTATAAGCACTCTTATAAGTTAGTAGACTTCACTGACATGATTGAAAAATTTAATGTGGCAGAATTGTGTCCAAAATATGATGTAATATTTGTAGATGAAGCACAAGATTTATCGCCAATACAGTGGAAAATGTATGATATACTTAAGAAAAACTCTAAACATGTTATCTTAGCTGGTGATGATGATCAAGCTATTTATGGCTGGGCTGGTGCAGACGTGCAACGTTTTCAAGATGAGCCGGCTAAGAACATTATTCTGCCACAATCTTACAGGGTGCCACAAGCAGTACAACAGATAGCAGATCAAATATTAAATCGTATACCCGATAACAGAAGAATTAAAAAACAATGGGCTTCACGTCCTGAAGGAGGAAGTGTTAATCACATAACATCGATAGAAGATGCGCCATTGCATGAAGGTGATTGGTTAATACTAGCTAGAACAAATGATAAATTAATTAAATTAAAATCAGTATTACAAGAAATGGCTATTTACTTTGAAATAAAAGGTAGAAAAAGTTATAAAACAAGATTGTATGCAGCAGTAAAACATTACACAAGATGGACTAACGGAGATAAATTATCATTGTCTGAGTGCAAAGATTTATTTGAGTTTTTAGAATTAGATCAAGAATTAAAAGAAGAAAGGATGTATGACTTAAAAGAATTTAATTATAGCATTGAAGACCAATGGTATGAAGTTTTTAAATCTGATCCAGAAGAATGTTTATACATAAGAGAAATGTTGCGAAACAAAGAAGAGTTATCAAAACCAGCAAGAGTAAAACTATCTACAATACATGCAGCAAAAGGTGGTGAGGCAACAAATGTTTTAATAATTTTAGATAACACAAAAAAAATAAGAGAAGCAGTAGACAAAAGTGAAGACAAGCATGATGAAGAACATAGAGTTTGGTACGTAGGTGTAACCAGAACCAAACAAAATTTATATATAATGACACCACAAAGAGAGGATAGAAGTTATGACATCTAAGAAAGAAAACCCATACTTAAAACAAGTTTCGGGGACACATTACATGTACATGGAAATACAGCCTGCAGAGTTTGTTAATAAGAATAAATTGCTTTTTGCAGAAGGAAACGCTATAAAGTACATATGCAGACACTCACAGAAAGGCGGAGTAGAAGACATCGATAAAGCAATACATTATTTAGAAATGATTAAACAAAGGGATTATGGAACCAAATAATCACGTACCATTTTATATGGGGCTGTTTACCTGCCTACTGATTTTTTGTTATCTGGCATTATGAAAAGAAGTGTAATTAGAAAAACAATTAAAATAGATAAACATAAATTTAACTTAGAGATATATCCAAGACTAGTTGATTGGGAAATCTTTCCACACAATTACGATGCTGCTTTGTATGCGTTCAGCAACAAAGAAAAATTAAATAAAAAAATACAAACTAACCATGTATATCAAAAGGAAACAAGATGAAGATACCTACATTTAGTGCGCAAACAGAATGGGTTATACCCACAGAATTTCCAGACTTACGACAGGTAGATGAGATTGCAATTGACCTTGAAACAAAAGATCCTGATCTAATTAAAAAAGGATCTGGTTCTATTATAGGTAACGGAGAAGTTATAGGAATAGCTGTAGCAACTGCACATTACAAAGGATACTTTCCAATAGCACACGAAGGTGGTGGGAACATGGACCGTAAAAAAGTATTAGAATGGTTTAAAGATATTTTAAATACAACTTCTACAAAAATATTTCACAATGCAATGTATGATGTGTGTTGGATTAGGGCTATGGGTTTTAAAATCAACGGTAGAATTGTAGACACAATGATAGCTGCAGCTGTGACTGACGAGAATAGATTTAGATACGATCTGAACAGTTTGTCATGGAAGTATTTAGGTTTTGGTAAAAACGAAGCTGCACTTGCAGAAGCAGCAGCTGAATGGGGTATAGATCCAAAGTCAGAAATGTACAAACTACCATCACTCAATGTTGGAACATATGCAGAAAGAGATGCAGAAGCAACGTTTGGTTTGTGGCAAGAAATGAAAAAAGAAATTATATCTCAAGACTTAGAATCTATATTTGATTTAGAGACAGATTTATTTCCTTGCCTGGTTGACATGAGGTTTAAAGGTGTACGAGTTGATGTAGAAGCAGCACACAATCTTAAGAAAACATTGATAGGTGAAGAGAATGAATTATTAAATGCTATTGAAAAAGAAACTAATGTACGACCACAGATTTGGGCCGCAAGTAGCATAGCAGAAGTGTTTGAAAATTTAAAGATAGAATTTGAAAGAACTGAAAAAACACAAGCACCTAGTTTTACAAAAAACTTTTTGCAAGAACATAAACATCCTGTTGTTAATATGATTGCAAAAGCAAGAGAAGTTAACAAAGCACACACAACTTTTATAGATTCTATTTTACGTTATGAACACAAAGGTAGAATACATGCAGAGATAAATCAATTGCGTAATGCAGGTGGTGGTACAGTTACAGGTAGGTTCTCTTATCAGAACCCTAACTTGCAACAAATTCCAGCACGTAACAAAGATCTTGGACCAAAGATCAGATCATTATTTATACCAGAAGAAGGTTGTAAGTGGGGTTGCTTTGACTATTCACAGCAAGAACCACGTCTTGTTGTACACTACGCAGCACTATATAAATTACCGTCTGTATACGATGTAGTAGATTCTTATCAGAACGATGCTGGTGCAGACTTTCACCAGACTGTAGCAGACATGGCAGAGATACCTAGAACACAAGCGAAAACAATTAACCTTGGTTTGTTTTATGGTATGGGTAAAGCTAAACTACAAGCAGAGTTGGGTGTATCTAAAGACAAAGCTGCGGAATTATTTAATACGTATCACGCAAAGGTACCTTTTGTTAAACAACTTATGGACAAAGCGTCTAACAGAGCACAAGATCGTGGACAGATCAGAACTTTACTTGGCAGACTATGTAGGTTTCACCTATGGGAACCCAACAGTTTCGGTATGCATAAAGCCATGACTCACGAAGATGCGTTAGCGGAACACGGACCGGGGATCAAGAGAGCTTACACATACAAATCTCTTAATAAATTAATACAAGGATCAGCTGCTGATATGACAAAAAAATCTATGTTAGAGCTATACAAAGAAGGTATTGTAGCACATATACAAATACATGACGAGTTGTGCCTATCAATAGAAAATGACGCACAGGCAAAAAAGATTGTTGAGATTATGGAGCAAGCTGTTACTCTAGAAGTACCAAACAAAGTAGACTACGAACATGGTACTAACTGGGGGAGTATAAACGACTAATGGCTTATCTTAATGCAAACATACCTGTCATAGAGTGTTACGTAAGAGGTAACTACCTAAGAGATCAAAAAGATTCACACGATAAATATTTTGAAGTAGGAGTATTTGGTTTTAGCTCTAT